TATAAATTAAATTAAATTCAATTAAATTATGTCGGACTTAATAGTCAAAAATCTTAGCTTTGGTAAAGAAGCAAAAGATAAAGTATTTGAAGGCATTACAAAACTCACAAACGCTGTTAGCTCTACATTAGGAGCTAGCGGTAAATGTGTGATGCTTGAAGATAATAATGGAAGACCATTAATTACAAAAGATGGTGTAACTGTAGCGGACAGCATTATTCTATTAGACCCTGTTGAAAACATGGGCTCTACACTCCTGAAAGAAGCTGCACGTAAAACTGTAAGAGAAGCTGGAGATGGTACAACAACAGCCACCGTATTGGCCCACGCAATACTTACAGAGGCTTATAAGGAATTAGATTTAGAAGATCCTATAAGCACAAGAGAATTAAAAGATGGTATTGAAAAAGCTACTGAAGAAGTTGTTGAGTATTTAGAAAAAAACTCATTACCGGTAAAAGGTAGCATGATAGATAACATTGCAACAATATCTACAAACAATGATCCTGAGCTTGGTGAAATTATTGCTGATGCGTTTAGATCTGTTGGAGAAACAGGAGTTGTTATGATGGAAACATCTGAAGATGCCGAGACAAAGTTTGAAGTTGTAGATGGTGTACAATATAACAAAGGGTTAACAAACTCACATTTTGTTACCAGTCAACAACAACGCGCAGCTGAACTAGATAACCCGTTGGTATTACTAATAGAATCACCAGTTGATAATGTTAGACAAATACAGGGGGTTTTAGAGCACGTTATTAAAAACAATAAACCTTTATTAATAATTGCGGATGTAGAGCCTGTAGTAGTTTCTACATTAGCAATGAATAAAGTTAAGGGTAATATAAAAATAAATATAATCAATGCTCCTACATATGGAGTAGGCAAGAAAGAAACATTAGATGATCTAGCTATGCTTACAGGAGCTACTATAATTAATGAAGATTTAGGAGACGATCTCGATCTAATACAACCGGAACATTTGGGCACTTGTATAAAAAGTGTTACTACCAATGAAGAAACAATTCTTCAGGTTAATAAAATGTCAGAAGAAGTGGAAGAAGTAATTGATAGTATTAAAAAAGATTTATTAAAAACCACTAAGCCTCACGAAATTGTTAAACTTGAAAAAAGATTAGCTAGATTATCAGCTAAAATAGCAATAGTAAAAGTGGGTGCAAACTCTGAAGTTGAATTAAAAGAAAAGAAAGATCGTGTCGAAGATGCAATATGTGCTACAAAAGCTGCTATCAAAGAAGGGGTTGTTTCCGGTGCTGGTATTGCTTTGCATAATGCATCTGATAACATTGATATTAGTTATAAAGGCGGAAGTGTTTTACTTAACGCTATTAAAGCCCCGTATAAAACAATCCTTAGCAACGCGGGAATTGTCTATGGCCCATACCTCAAAAAAGGATGGGGTATTAATGTAGTTACAGGAGAAAGTTGTAACTTAATAAAAGCTGGTATAATTGATCCTTTGCTAGTAACAAAAAGTGCATTAAGAAATGCAGCTTCAGTTGCTACTACCATATTATCTACTGATTGTGTAATTAATAATTTAAGAATCAATGAAGGCGATAGGTAGAAACTTAATAATAAAAAAAGTAAAAGAAGGAACTACCAAAACAAAAGGTGGTTTACTTCTTGCTGAAAGTCATAGAGATGATATTCGATATATTGAAGCTGAAGTATTATCAATTGGCACAGAGGTAGAAGGTGTTAAAGAAAAAGACGCTATATTTTATGATCGTCATGCGGGGCATAAAATAGAAATTAATAAAGAAACGTACCACGTAATAAAATTACAAGATGTAGTTGTTGTTCTATGAAAAGGCTAGAAGCAAGTGATATTAGAGATTTAAACTTGTTAAAACATTATCGAATAATAAGAAAATGGGCTTGTAAGAACAACAATCTTACCGATTCAGATCTTGAACTATTGATTTATCTTGATTGTATAGATTTATTTAATAGAAACGATTATAAGATGGGTACGTATTCGTATAGTTGGGACAATAAGCGTTGGAATAAGTTGTTAAAAAATGATTGGATCGTAGTGTGGCGCAAAAGAAACCATACTACCCAAAAATATCATATATATAAAGTATCTTTTAAAGGTAAACAATTGATAAGTAGAATATATCGTATTATGCTAGGATTAGATGATATACCTACAAATGAAAGAAGAAACCCAATAATGAAAGGTAAAACATATACGGATAGTGTTTTAATAACTTCAATAAATAACGTAAACAAAGATAAAAATAGATAATTATGCCTACATATAAACAAGACATGAAAGCTACAGCAGGAAATGCTCCTACTAAAATGATAGATCCTATGACGGGAATGGCAATACAACAGCCAACAGTACCTGCACCTCCAATGCCTAGCAATACAATGGGAGCAGCAAGACCTGTATTTAATGATGCAGTTTCACAAACAGCTCAAAATATTTACGGTAATCCACAACAACGTCAGATGAGTGTAGGAGATCGAGCTCCCCTGTATTTTAAAGATCAAACAGGAGATGGTAAAATTACCAGAGCTGATGTTATTAAAGCAAGAGTAGAAGGTTACGAAGATTAATAAATATAAATTATGGAAATTAAAAAAACACCAGCAGTTCAAAAAATAGAAAACCACGGCATGACCGGAGCTAATGCTCTATGGGACGGGCCTTTAGATACAACTGGATTCCCAATGGGAAAAGGTTCTAGCAGTGGAAAAGACGGAATGAAGCTAAGTATGGATGAACCTGTATATTCAGCGGGACCTATTACTAAGAAAGCTCAAAAGAGCTAAGATATGTCGGATATTAAGTTATACATAATGAATGCGAGCTCGCTTGCTATAACTTTAACTAATCTAGAGCCAGGCTTAAAAATATTACTATTAGTAGTTACTATTGGGTATACAATACATAAATGGTTTGGACTAGTAAACAAAAACAAAAATAAGTAATATGATAAGTAAGCATATATCTTATAATGAAGCGATTAGATCTTCAACTGCTACAAGAAAAGCAATTAAAAATATTCCTAATGAATATGAGCTTGCAAATATGTCTTTAGTTGCAGATAAGATATTTGAACCCCTTAGAGAATGGGTTGGCGGAAAAATTAGAGTTAATTCATTTTTTCGTTCAGAAAAATTAAATATTGCAATTGGGGGATCTTCAAGATCTCAACATTGCCAGGGCAGAGCAATTGACATTGATGATACATTTGGTTATAAAACAAATGCTGAAATGTTTAATTATATAAAAGACAATTTAAATTTTGATAATTTAATTTGGGAATTTGGCGATAATGACAACCCTTCCTGGGTACATGTTAGTTTTGTATCTGAAGATCAAAACAGGAATCAAGTTCTAAAAGCATACAAAGAACAAGGAACAACTATTTATAAATTATATTAATATGTACGAATCACCATTAGCTAAACTTAGAAAAACTACTAAGGGAAAAGGAAGGCATTTTTTAACAGCAAAAGAAGGCGCAGGAATGACTGCAGCTGGCCGCAAAGCTTATAATAAAGAAACTGGTGGCGACTTAAAAGCTCCACAACCTGGAGGAGGAAAGCGTAGAACATCATACTGCGCTAGATCAAAAGGTCAAATGAAAATGCACCGTATAAATTGTTCTAAAACACCAGATAAAAGAATTTGTGCTGCAAGGCGCAGATGGAAATGTTAATTAATATATAAAACAAAAATTATGGAAGAAAGTAAAAGCCCTTTAAACTCAATCCCAAATCGCAAGTATCTAAGCATGAAAGATAAAGTTAAACGTGATCAAGCTAAAGGACCCGCTATGTATGGCTCTAAATCGCCAATGCAAATGAAAGGTTCTTGGATGAGCAAACACTGTTCAAAATAATATATTATGGAGTCAAAAGGATTAGGAGATACCGTTGAAAAAATTACAAAAGCTACTGGAATAAAAACAGTGGTTGATAAAGTTTCTGAAGGTTTAAATATTCCTTGTGGATGCGGTAAAAGAAAAGATGCATTAAATCAAATGTTTCCATACAACAATGCCGTTCAAACTAAGTAATAAACCTTACGATATAGATAACACTCCAATCTACAATGTAGACTTGGAAGAAGGTGTATTAGGTAAAGCAGATAGAAACGGCTCTATACTTATAAATAAAAATGTAGATAATCCTAAACAAATACAAGAAGTTATAGATCACGAAAAAGTTCATATAGATCAAATGAAAAGAGGTGATTTAGATTATAATGATTCTGCTGTATTTTGGAAAGGTAAAAGATATCCAAGATCTAAAATGAATGAAGGTGATAAAAATCTTCCTTGGGAAAAAGAAGCATATAATAAAACTAAAAACTAAAACAATGGCATTTAAATTACCACAGTCGCCTTTTAATCTTAAGGAGACTACAGATCCAAAGAAAAAAACAAAAACAAAAGCAAAACCTTTTGTGGATCCAGGATTACCTAAAGATTTTACACCTATTGCACCAGGAACTTCAGATCAAATAATCATGCCCTATGAAGGAAAAGCTTTTGTAGGCACAACAGGTACTGGAAAAAGACAACCAGTAGGTAAAACAGTTACAGGAATAACAGAATCAGGTAGAACATCCGAAGATAAATTTGTAAGAGGAACGGTGCAACCTAAATCTTTAATTGGATCATCTCAATCATCTGTTGTTGAAGGCGCAACTATTGAACAACCTAAATACAAACCAAAAAAGAAAACTAGCACCGCAGCTAAAAAGAAATAATATATGTGGAATTTATTACTAGGCTTATTGAAAGGTGGCAATGGCAGAAAATCTGTTGCTGGTAATTTAGCCTGGGAAATAAGAGAAGCTATAAAAGGCAAAGAGCTAGACCCAACTCAATTGCTTGAAATACAAACTAAAATAAACGAAATAGAAGCAGGGCATCGCACTGTTTTTGTTGCTGGTTGGAGACCGTTTATCGGATGGGTTTGCGGATTTGCTCTAGCATATAATTTTGTTATACGCGACTTATTTATTTGGGCTTTAAAGCCTGAAGATATACCTCCTGCTTTACAAATGGAACATCTTATGACTGTTCTTTTAGGAATGTTAGGATTAGGAGGTTTAAGAACTTATGAAAAAATAAAAGATAAAGTAAAGTAAATAGTAATCAATTAAATTTAATTAAATGAAAAAAGTAGAAGACAAAGTAGAAAATCAAATTACAAAAGAACAATTAGCTAAAGTACAAGAGCAGCAAAAAGAATTAAATACTCTTTTTAGAGATATTGGATTTGTAGAAACACAAAAACATATTTTATTGCACAAGCAGTCTGATCTTAATAATTCTATTGAAGAATATAAAGCTGAACTTGAAAAAGAATACGGAGCAATCACTATTGACATCGAAACTGGTGTTTATACTGATGTAGTTAAAGACACTGAATAATGAGTTCTGTTATAAGAAAAATAAGTATTGGTTCTGACTATAAAAACGAAGCAATGCATTATTCTGTCGGTCAACAAGTTTATGGTGGTCATGAGATAGCTTATATTCTTCTTGATGAAAAAGATAGCTCTTATAACATTTATATAAAGAAAAATAGCGAGGTAATGCCATGGAAGAAGTTTAATTCAAACATGGCAATATCCGTTGAATATGATCTTGAATATTAATGAAAAGTATATACGATTTTATTGTTGAGCCTATTGGTGAAAGATACGATAATAATATTAAAATTGGTAAAAAAAATTTAATAGTAAATACTAAAATAGAAAGCTGGAAGTTTGTAAATAATATTGCTAAAGTGGTTTCAGTACCTTTAGCTTATAAAACAAATATAAAGATTGGTGATACTGTTGTAATACATCATAATGTTTTTAGAAGATTCTATGACATTAGAGGAAAACAAAAAGACAGTAGATCTTTCTTTAAAGATAATTTATACTTTTGCGCTATTGATCAAATATATTTATATAAAAGAGATAAAGACTGGAATAGTTTTGGGGAAAGATGCTTTGTAGCTCCCGTTAAAAATAAAGATCAATTTTCGCTGCAAAAAGAACAAAACCTTATTGGTATATTAAAATACGGTAATAGCTCCTTAAATGAGCTTAAAATAGCTCCTGGTGATCTTGTTGGATATACACCAAACAGTGAATACGATTTTGTTATAGATAATGAAAGATTGTATTGCATGAAATCAAATGATATTGTAATTAAATATGAATACAAAGGAAACGAAATTAAGTATAATCCAAGCTGGGCAGAAAGCAGTTGAGGAGTTAATTAAGGTAGCAGAAGAAAAAATAGTAACAGGATCTGAAGATGATATATCGGCAGATAGATTAAAGAATGCTGCTGCAACAAAAAAATTAGCAATATTTGATGCTTTTGAAATATTAACCCGTATTGAAGCCGAAAAAAATTTAATAGAAGATAAACCATTAAAACAAAAAGAAAGTTTTAGCGGATTTGCTGAAAAAAGATCTAAATAATGTATCAGCAGAGTTTAGTTAAAACAATAGAGCCTATTAAAAAAAAGATTATAGATAAAAATAATCGATATAATAAATGGGAATATGGCTACAATAAAGAGCATGATATAGTTGTTATTAGTAAAACAGGTAAGATTGGCGAAATATTAGAAATACAAAATTTAAAAATAGCCTTACCTTTAGCTCCTAAAAATATTATTAATACTGATAATAAATGGGTAGCTAGTGATTATCCTAATGACTTAAAAAGAATAAAAACTGTTTTTGATTGGGAAACATATCCTGATAATTTTAAAAACAAATGGTATGGTTACATTGATAATGAGTTTACAAAACGTGAAGAAGGTGATTGGTTCTATAATAATAAAGTTCCTACTTATATTACTGGCTCTCACTACATGTACTTGCAGTGGAGTAAAATTGATGTTGGGAAACCAGACTATAGAGAAGCGAACAGAATTTTCTTCATCTTTTGGGAAGCCTGCAAAGCTGATCCGCGATCATACGGATTGTGTTATCTTAAAAATAGGAGGTCGGGATTTAGTTTTATGTCAAGTT